TCAACCGTATTGCTGACCTTAAGTACACAACTCGTGGACGTAAGGCAATGGGTGTGATGGCTACTACAGGTGCTATTGGTCTTTATTCTCAAGGGCGTCTGCGTGGTGATGGTCTTTACGACAAAGAAGCGCAACGTGCACGTGAAAAGAACACTAACTGGAAGAAACGTACCTACATGGGTCTTGACGGTAAGTGGCATTCCTATGCGTGGCTTGGACCGTTGGCAGACTGGGTAGCCTTTGTGGCAAACGTTGGAGACAACTTTGACATGCTTGGTTCTACCTACACTGAGAAGTTCTTTGAAAAGTCTGCATTTATCCTAGGTGCTTCTGTGACTGACCGTACTGGTCTGTCTACTTTGAAACCTTTGATGGACATGCTTGCTGGTAACGAAGGTGCTGCTACTCGTTGGAGTGCTGGTTTCATTAACAGCCTTGGACCTCTTTCAGGTCAACGTGCTGAGTGGGGACGTATCTTTAGCGAAGGTCTGCTGGAAGTAGATAATGAGTTCTTCTCAGTTCTTGGTAACCGTAACAAGTTCCTACCTACCTCTAACCCTGACAACCGTGCTCCTTACGTTTACAGTCCTGTGACTGGTAAGAAAGCTAATGGTTATGGTTTCCTACAGCGTGTTTGGAATGCTTATAGTCCACTTCAAATTCACTCCGAACAATCTCCTGAGGAGAAGTTTTTGGAGGAGTTTGAGTTTGATGTTAACACCACATTCCGTACTAAGGATGGTGTACGTCTGACTGCTAACGAGCGCTCTGCTTTGTTTAAGATCATGGGTGAAGATGGTCATTTTAAAGCTGCTATCAATGAGATTATGAAAGACGCTAAAGATTGGCAATCTATTGCCCGTCTACGTCGTCTTCGCCGTGTTGGCGTACCTTCTAATGAAGCCGATCTTCGAGCCTGGGATCAAATTCATATTCGTCTAAGTCAAGCTCGCCGTGATGCGGAAGCGTTTGCCTACGCTAGAATGGATCAGGACATGTACGCTGAAATTGAACGCCGCCAACTGGAAAAGGATCTTATTAAAGAAGCTAATCTTGTTGGTGAACAAGTAGATCCCACCACTGTGATTAACATCCGTAAGTAAACTTACACTTAACTAATTATGTCGTGCGCTGACGTACAAACAATTCAAGCGGGAAACGGATCGAAGACTCAGTTTTCATTTGATTTCCCGTATCTTTTTAAAACTGAAATCGAAGTTTCCTTTTGGAACGCTACAACTAAAGAATGGGACGTAAAGGCTACGACTGATGCCACTTATCCCTGGCAAGTTACTGACGCTAATCCCACCATTGTTGAGTTCACTAGTACAGCGCCACCCTCGCCTGCTACTCCTACAGATCCTGGTGAACCTACGGTAGACAACGTTCGGATTCGTCGTGTTACTAACATTGATGACATCCGGGCGTTGTTTAACCCTGGTTCTGCTATTCGTTCTGATGACCTGAACAAAAACTTTGAACAGCTTCGTTATGCTATTCAAGAAGCTAATTGTCAATCAGTCCCTACAGAACTGTATGATTTTCTAAGGGATTATTATTGGGATAAATATGACAGCACTATTTATTCTACCGATACTTGGGTAAGTGCTGAAAATAAAATTGCTTCAACCAAAGCAGTTGAAGAGCATAGTGAGCTATTGTTTGATACAATTGTTCAAACTACTACCCCTGTTGGTTCCGACTGGCAAGTTGGTAAAACTTGGCTTCAAAACGACGATAATCTAACTCTTTCTATTTGGAATGGTTCTGCCTGGCTTGGTATTGCCTCTGGAGGTACATTTACTAACCAACCTCAGGTTGTCTATGTTGACACCAACTCTGGTGATGACAACAACGATGGTCACCGTATTAGCCGTCCTAAGGCTAGCATTAAAGCAGCTGTTGAACAGATTAACGCTGATGCCACCTACGGTGATGGCAGTGTTGTGATTGTTGCTGCTGGTGTTTACCAGGAAGTTGCACCTATCCAGATTGATAAGAAAAACGTTTCTATTATTGGTCAAGCACTGCGTAGCTGTATTGTTCACCCAACGTCTGCAACTGAGACTAACACCCTGTTTGAATTGAACAGTGGTTCTTACGTTGCTAACCTGACGTTGACTGGCATGAAGGCTGGTACGGGTACAGGCAACACTGTTGATGCTACTCTGCCTACCGATCAAGGTTGGAACTTTGCGTTCCGTAGTGGTGCAACGATTACCAAATCTCCTTATATCCAGAATTGTACTAACTTCTCGGATAGTGAGATTGATAATAATGCTTTGAATGCAGTTACCCCCGCTGGTGGTGCTGCTGGTGATACTGATTCCGCACCTACTGGTGGTGGTCTGCTGATTAATGGTGCAACTGTTGACAGCGCTTCACCGCTTCGTTCGATGGTGTGCGATAGCTACACCCACGTCGGTCTTAACGGTCCTGGTATTCTTGTTACTAACAACGGTTACGTCCAAGCCACTAGCTCCTATGCTTTCTTTAACAAGTATCACATCAAGTGTCTGAATGGTGGTCAGGCTAACCTGGCTGCTTCTACTACTGACTTTGGTGATCAGGCGCTGGTTGCTGATGGTAAATCTACGACTGCTATCTTTACTGCAGCACTTTCTACCGCTGCTGGTGATGGTGACATTACCTTTACCATTGATGAGCCTACGGCTGATGCATCTTGGCACGGTACTGCTACCCGCCCAGCTACCAACATGCTTGTTGAGCTGAATAGTATTATTTATCCTATTCTGTCTGCAACTGCTAATGGCGCTGGCTGGGACGTTACTATTAGCCGTCCTAATCCTAGCAACCGTAGTGAGAACCTTGGTCTTAATGGTGCTGTAAGTACTCCTGCTACTGCTTCGTTCTTCCTTCGTTCTATGATCGCTTCTAGCGGTCACACGATGGAGTACGTCGGTTCTGGTACTGACTACCGTGCATTGCCTGAGAATGGTGGTGTGCCAGATGAAACCAAACAGATCACTGAATCTAATAACGGTAAAGTCTGGACTGCTATCACTGACCATAACGGTAAGTTCAAGATTGGCGGTAACCAAACAACTGACCCGATCTTTGAAGTAGATCAGCAACTTGGTTTTGTTACCATTCCTGAAGGTTCTATTGCCTTTAACTTGCTGTCGGATCTTACCCCTCAGTTAGGTGGTGATCTTGACGTTAACGGTAACACGATTACTGGTCTTCCCGCTGCACCTACCGCTAACGACGAAGCCGTTTCCAAGCAGTACGTTGATACCCAAAGTGTTACTGAAGTTGTAGACGATCTTACTCCTCAACTTGGCGGTGATCTTGATGCTAATGGTCATGATATTATTCTTGACACTGGTGCTGCTGCTACCCCTAGCCTAACGTTTACTGGTGACACTAACACCGGCATTTACAGCCCCGGCGCAGACCAAGTAGCCATCTCGACTGGTGGCACTGGGAAATTGTTTGTTGATGACCAGGGGAGGGTTGGCATTGGCACTGCTTCTCCGCAAAGTGAATTAACGGTAAGAGGAGCCACCCCTCGAATCACCATTGAGCCTACTGATGATGCCACACAGAATTGCCGTATAGAATTTGCATTAGCAGATGGAACAGTTCAATCACGAATTACAGGCGGTGGAAGTCTTGGTTCTGTAATTAGATTTAGCCAGGGTCCTACAGAACGCGCCCGTATCGACAGCGCTGGCAGATTAGGTCTGGGGACTAGTAGTCCTAGCAATACTCTTCACGTTCAGGCTGATGTATCTGGGGGAGATTTAGTTTATTTTAACAATACAAATGCCGTCACTTCTGATGTGCTAAGGCTTAACACGCTAGGCATAGGAACAGGTACTTATATTATTGACGCACAATCTGGCGGAACATCAAGATTTGTCGTCAATGGAGCAGGCAACGTCGGAATTGGCGCTACGAATCCTGCTACCCTCTTGCATCTTGCAAGTTCTAATCCTGGTATTCGCCTTCAAGATACTGATGGTGGACGAGCGATGCTTTTGGGATCAGGAGGAGACATTACTCTTGATGCAGACCCTGACAACCAAGTTGCCAACAGTGCAATAGTATTTAGGGTTGACGATAACGAACGCCTCCGCATTGAGGGCAATGGTGCCCTTGGTCTAAGCGGTGCAAACTACGGCACTAGCGGTCAAGTCCTGACTAGCAACGGTTCTGGGTCTGCTCCAACTTGGCAAAATCCTGGTCTTGTTGCTGTTAGTTCTGAAGTCGCCACCACTTCTGGTAGTGAAATTGAGTTTACTGGTTTAACTGGTGTTAGCCACATTGTTATTAACTTTAACCGAGTTATTGGTACTAATTTTGCTACCGGAGCAGACATACTGGTTAACTTAGGTACTAGCGCTGGTTATGTGACTAGTAACTACGTTAGTACTTCTGTTAATCACACAGGTTTTTCTGATCGCAGCAGTACAACAGGTTTTGTTATTTATAGTCCTGGTTCTGGAAATGGTTTTTCAGGTCAAATGGTGATTAGTAAAATAAATTCTAACGCCACATTTACGTCAACTCACGAGGGTTATACTAGTGATGGTAATACTCGAAGTGGTGGAGGATCACTTGATAGTAGTACAGCTAATCCGGTTGACAAAGTTAAAATTAGTGTGACGACTGGTTCCTTTGATTCTGGTTCTCTTAACATCGTTTATTGGTGATGATTATGGATAAAATTCAAATCAATGTACAAACTGGAGAACGTACTGAAAGTAATTTTACTCCAGAAGAATTGGCAGAACGTGAAACTTTTACACATGATGTTCTGCCTATTCGTCAACTAGAACAATTGCGTCAGAAACGTAATCAGCTGCTTGCTGAAACTGATTACCTTGCACTTTCTGATACAACCCTTACTGCTGAGATGGCAGCATACCGCCAAGCACTCCGCGATCTACCGGCTAACACCGTGGATCCGGCTAACCCCGTTTGGCCAATTAAACCCGGAGGAAACTAATGAGCACTATTGCAACAACTAACATTAAAGAACCCAGTAGTGCAACTAATAACATTACG